AAGATTTGCACGGAGATTTGCTTACCGCCGTTACCTTCTAAAGTAGCAGTGTCAGCACCAGTGTAGTTAGCAGTTGTAGTAGTTCCGCTTGCTACGCGAGAGTAAGCCTGTGCAATTTTGAACGGGCTTAATGCTTCTTCGCCAGCTGTAACAGAAGTTGCTGCTGCTGAAGTGTCAGTCAATGACTGAGCGTAACGTACACGTAATGTGTGGATCTGACCAACTGGACCAGTCATTGGTTGTACACCAACTAGTTCGTTAGCAATAACAGTTGGCATTACACGACGGATAACCGGTAGAATTACGCGATTAAGAGTAGCAATGTTGCCTGCAGTTGTTGTACCAGCTGAAGATTCAGCAAGTAGTTGCTTCTTGGTGTTTTCTAAGATAACACCCATTGTTGATTTGCGAGTGCCTTTCAAGCCTTCTAACAGGGCCTCTTTGGTCTCGTCCCAACGGCTTTCTAAGAGTATTTTTGACATGTGATATTTTCTCCTGATCTATGTCTATTAAAGCCCTGCCAAACGCTTGATGTCAATAACATTGTCTTTATCAGACATATCAACTTCTTTATTGTTTTTGGCAGATTTATTACCTGTTACTTCTACTAGACTTTCAGTAATTACAGATTTCCCTGTTCTTGACTGATTACCTGTGTTCAGTACTGCGGGTAAATATTTGTCGAAAGCGACTTTCAATTTTGGTGTTTGTACGCTTTCTAGTAAAGATTTCATTACTTGAGCCTTTTCTTCGTTTAAAGTAGATACTAAATCATCTAGTACTTTAGAACGTTGAGTAGATTCTTTGATAATGCGAACTTCACGATCCTTTGTTTCAATTAGTTTTTGTGCTTGTTGAAGTTTTTCAAAAGACTCGGCTAATTTTGTATCCTTTTCAATCAATGAATTCATAAGCTTTTTAGTTTCTACTTTATCGTTAAGATAAGTTACAGAGAACTCGCCAGCAAATGCTTCATAAATTTTTCTACCAAAGTTATTTTCTTTGGCAAGTTTAATGTCTTCTTTAAGTTGTGACATTTCACCTTTGATGTGTGTAGTAACAATCGCGTTAATTTTCTTAGCACTTTCAGCTACAAACTTAGCTTTAAGTTTTTCTAATTGAGCACGACCTTCTGCAACCAACTTAACCTTAGCTTCAACAACTGCTTGCTTGTCTTGTGCAAACTCTTTAATTTCTTTAGCAAGAGCATGTACAATAAACTTTTCAATCTTTTGTTGATTTTCCATTTGCACTTTACGATCTGTTCTTAATTCTTTTAACTCTTCAGCCAATTTTTGAACCATAAAGTTATTGAATTTTTGTGCAGATTCGCTTAGTTGCTGTCTGGCCCTAATGCGGTCTTCGTTCATTGCTTGTCTTTCTTCATAGAATTCTTTAATTTCTTCAGAAAGACTTTCAGTTACCATTTTATCAAGGGCTTCAACCATAACACTTCTATCGTGTTCATACTTGTTTGCAAACTCATCTCTAAGTTCTGCGCGTACTTGTTCTTTGGCTTCATGTAACTTAGCTTCCCAGGCTTCATTAATCTGCTGCCCAATATCTTCGTTAATTAATCCGCTTTCTAACAATGGTTTGATAGCGTCTAGCATATCTATTCCCCTTCTCTTATTGCCTGTTTATACTCTAGTGCTTGAGTTAACACAAAGTAGGAATTCCTACTTTGATAAATTCTTTATAATTTTAAGTTTTTAATAAACTTTGTAATATCTTTTTGCAAAGAAGCACGAAACTTCTTTACTTCTAACGACTCGTGTAAACCTTCTTTGATGTAACTACCGTTCTTATAATTCATTAATGATTCGTAAATAGCTTTTGGATAAGCATCAGGTGCTGAAGGTTGTGCCACGATATCTACAGTAATGATTTCAAAGTCACTAACATGACCATTCATATCGTTAACGTTGCCTGAACCTCTTGATGATACACCTAACTTTACTCCTGCTTCTAGCATAGTTTTAATAAGCTGACCCATTGGAGTAGGAAGAATCTTTAATTTACCAGTACCGTTAGAACCATCTACATTCATACTAGTAATACAATGACTAACACGATCTAAGTTTATTTTTAAATCATCTGGATGATCAACTTCTCCGCAAATAGAAATACCGCTTTTAAGTTGTTCTTGTATAGTTTGTACTGCTTTGTATATTTCATTCTTTGGATATACTCTTCCATTTGCGTTTCTTACATCGCCTTGGATGAATATACCTTCCATGTACATATTTTTAGCTTTGTTTCCAAATGCATCTGTACCTTCTTCTAGCATAACATTAGTTTTAGCTAGTGAAGGGTTTAAATATTCTTGTAGTACTGATTTATTATGCATATTATACTTCTCAGTTTAAGGGGATCTTACGATCCCCTTTTTTGCTGTTACTGAGTAACAAAGCCATTTGTCTCAGATTTTTTACTTAGCAACTGGACTACGGTCGTTTGATGAACCGTCTTTAGTTACTGGTTTAGGAGCAGCACTTAGTTCTTGCTTTTTCTGTCCAGGAGCATTTTTAAAACTTCCTGCGCCTTTTACATCTTTAGTAGTAGGTGCTGTACGGCCTGTTTCAGTAGTAGTACTTGCTGCTACTGGTTTACTTGCCATTCCGCGCTGACCTGAGTTTGCAGCTACAGTTGACTTAGTTTGTACACCATTGTCACCGTGAGTTACAGATACTTTTTGAAGTTGTACTGCTTCCATAACTTCTTCGGAATCTTCTTCAGCATCTACTTCTACTTCTTCAGCATCATCCATGTCAGCGTCGCCGCCCATGATTGATTCAAATTCTGCCATTAGCTGGTCTAGTTTGTCTTCAATTCTGATTACAGCATCTTCTACTTCTTCACCTGATTCTTCGTCACCGAAATCCTCATCGTTTAAGTCAAAAGAGTCATCAGCGTCAGCCATGTCCATTTCATCGTCCATTGCGTCTACATCTTCATCATCTTCCATCATACCGTGTTCTTCAGACTGAATTTCATCCATAAGATCACCTACTTGACCGCCCATGCCTTCGTCATACATGTCGTCATCCATCATTTCTTCTTCCATGATAGATTCATAAATTTCGCGGGATTTTTCTACTACGATGTCATGAAATAAATCACTAGCTTGTTCTGTATTTTCGTTGATGATAAGATCAATCAACTTTTCAAATTTTTTGTTATCCATTATTAGTCTCCTGAATAGAATGGCTTTGTCTTATAGTTATTTAGACTATAGTATAAAAAACTAGTCATTAAGTGTGTATTTTTTACATTTTTGACAAGATTTATGAAAAATTCACAATCTTATTAGATACTTGGAGCACCATCTTCTACTTTTGCTCCATACTGCTTTCTTACTTTTTTCAAATGTAGTTGGCGTTCATACTGTCTAACGTCAAGCATTTTACGTAATTTTCTAATTTGTTTTAAGGTAAGTTTAGTTTTTCTAGAAGCTTTCCAGGTAGGTTTAGAGTTGTCTTGATCAACATCTTGCATTCCCGCAACGGGCGTATCAAACATTTCTAGTAACTTCATTAGAATTTCCTTTATATGCTATTTATCTTTTAACCCGCCGGAGGAGTTGTTGGTAGTATTCCACCAGCTTCTCCGCCGCCTACTGGACCGGCTACCTCAGGTCCCAATTCGGCGCCTGCTTCTTCACCTGCTTCTATTGAATCGGCAGTAGTTTGATCAGTTTGAAAGTCTCCGGTTGAAACACCCACGTTACGTAAGTCACTACCTGCAGGATCACTATATACTTCTTCTTGATTTTCTTCTTCCCAAAGCTTTTCGTTTTTAGCAATTTCTTCTTCACTCAAGCCCAAGAATCTTTCTAATGCAAAACGCTTAGATATATAAGGCACTGCTTCCATTGTAGTAAATGTACTGACTCTAGCTGAGTCTAATTCACTTTGACGATACGCAGCAAAGTTCTGAGGAGGATTGAATCTTAACGTGAATAATCCTGAGTCAATGTTGAAACCTCTCCATCTCATGAACAGTTTAAATTCTTCATCAAGATTCATTGACATGTAATTTTGTAATCTTTCGCAGTACTGATTGAATCTAAATTCTTGAATCATTGCAGTACCTACTCTACCGTCACTTAATGGAGTAGTGTTGTCATCGGGACCCGTTGGTAGATATGAACTTGGTACTCTTAAACCACGAGCAAGTCTGTTATTAAAATAACGCAAGTCATCAATTTCACCTAAGTTTTGTCCACCAGGTAATACTTCAACTGAAGAACCTCTACCATCAGCAGTTACCGGAAAGAAGTAATCCTCGTTCATACTTAGTGGATTATATGTAGCATCTACTACTGATCCTCCACCGTGTGCTGAAGGTATTCTTCTTTGATGTATTTCATTTTTAATTCTTTCTACAAAAGCCATTGCCAAATGACTTGGCATATTACCAACGTCAATTTTGAACATTCTACGTTCAGGGGCGCGTTGAACACGATAGATAAGAACCGCATCTTCAAGCAATTCTTTTTGCTTATAGACTTTAAAAATGTTTTCTAAAATTGATTGACCAAAAGGCCAAAATCTGTCTAATCCTTCAGTTAAGCTAAGATGTACAATATGTTTAGCATCAATAGCACTTTCACTTTGACCGAGTGTAAAGCGTGAACCAGTAGTATTGTAAGGCATTGCAGGAACTGTATATCCTCCTCCAGCGCCGCCGCCACCTGTTCCTCCCGATCCAGTAGCAGGATTAGCAGCAAAGTCTGTATTAGTTTTTTGGGCTACAGTTAAGTTTTGTAAATTGATATTAATATCTTTGATTACATATTGTTCTGGTTGTTTACCTTCACTTTCGTTTACAATAACTTTGACTACTTTAGTCATGTCTATCCAATAAAGCTTAAAGTTTTCCGGATCTCTTACAAATACTTGATCACCATATTTTAGCGTGTTTCTAAAAATCTTAAATATTCTAGTATCAAATTGATTAAGTTTACACCATTGTTGTAACTGAGTTTTAATCATTTCTATTTCGTGCGGTGTGGGTTCTTCAGTAAATTCTACATCAAAAGGAGTTTTATTGTGTTCATTACGTTGAGTAGAAAACTCTGAAATGATATCTAAACATGCGTTAATTTCAGCATCAACATCCATCATTTCATATTGATTGTAACGTTCTATTCTATTTGGATGCCCAGTATATACTTCAGGTAATCTTGACATGTAGTTTTTATATCCCATGTCATGATTATTCCAACCACCGGTAGGTGAACCATTTTGTCCAGGTGAGCCGTTCCAAGCACCAGCATTGCTGTTTGCGCCTGAAATAGGACTAGAAATACCGCTTTTGTTTATAAATTTCTTTTTGTAACTCATAGTTTATTATTTATCATTTGTTAGCTTCTAGATTCTAATAATATTCTGTCTTGTATGGTTACGCCTGTTCCCAGTAAATCTATTACTGCGTCCAACTTGTATGATAACAGCGTCATAATATCATTTATGTCAGTATTCGCATTAGCATTATTAGCTTGAGCAGTAGTAGTTGTAGTTACAACAGGAGTTGTAGATTGTGTAGGTTGTACTACCGGAGCAGGTGTTATTGCTGTAGTAACTTGAGCGGGCGTAGGTGTTTCTATGGCAGGTGCTAAAGCTCTGGGAGCAGCTTGTATTACGGTTGGTGCAGCCGGAGTTGTTAGTGAAGCAATTTCATCAGATGTTTGTGTCTGTGATGTAAGCATGTCGTCAGTGAAACCAACTCTATCACGTGGGCGTTGTAATAATCCTT